AGCGTTAGATTCATTAGATTGACCACAGGACCGAGTACTACTCTTACATCCTTGCTATTAAATGTTTTGATACTGTATTTGAACGGTTCTATCTCATTTCTTAGAAATATACTAATTGGAATTTGTCGGTTGCTTTCCCACCACCATACTTCTCCAAGTTCCAATAATAGAGTCTTTTCATCGGGAGTTTTGATAGACTCTAGGTCGTAGAAACTCGTAACAAACTGATCTTGATTAATGATGATGCCCACGTATTCCAGCTCGCCGTAGTTTAATACGCTGATAAAGGGTAATTGATTCTCTATGTTATCTCTAAGTTTAACCATATAAATAGTAGTAAGGACTTTTAGCCAAATGCAAAAAATTTCAAGTTATTTATATCCAAACCGAATAAACATCGTCGCGGATGTGACTCTTTTTCCTGTAAGGTGGAACATTGTGTATCAAAATCGTATAAAACTTTATCAAGGCGTTGACAACGTACTTACCTTGGATGTAAAAAATTCGGATCAAAAACGGATAGATCTTGACGATCTATTAGGTGTAGGTGAATCGATTAGGATGAGTATTCAAGATGTTATGGGGAAAGAATTTCTAGTAGCCACTGTTACGCCTAGTGCTACTAAAGGGTTGGCAACAGTTAATATTCAAGAAACTGATCTAGTCAATTTAGATCCGCAATTTTTAAATTTTACAATTTATAAAATCAACTCAGATGCGTCTAAAACTGTGTTTTATGCGGATACACAATTTGGCGTTAAAGGCAATATGGAATTAGTTGGAAGTGCTGTGGGCATTGGAACTGAGCCACGTTACATTACTAGATTTGCCCCTATCACAGTATCAGATCCACAACCAAACATAATTACCTATTATAGTGATGCTGTGGAAATTCGTCAGCCAAACTATCTAGATGCAGCAGTCAATGACAGCGTTGAACTTGATTTCATATTCAACGGGTTGGCTGGTTCAATCACAGTAGAGTATACTGAGGACGCAGTAGTAAGTTCAAATACTCTGTGGACTGCGTTGGAAACATTCTCAGTGACCACTGCTACAACAGCTATTACAAAAACCTACGATAATCCAGAATATAATAGAGATGCCAATTGGTTACGTGTCAAATATGTCCGAACAACTAATAACGCCGGAAACCTTGACAAGGTAACAATTAGATTGTAAAATTAGTCTATGAGCCTTATCATAGACACAGTAACATCTTACCTACCTCCTAAAAGAAAAGCAACCCCTAGCGGCTGGGTTAGCTTTAATGCTATCTGTTGCCATCATAATGGATCTAGCTTTGATACTAGGGGCCGTGGCGGCATAATGATAACAGAAGGCGTAAGTTATCATTGTTTCAATTGCGGCTTTAAAGCAAGTTGGCAACCTGGTAGAAAGATTTCAATTAAATTTAAAAGACTGTTACAGTGGCTCAATGTAGCAGATGATTTGATTACAAAGTGTAGTTTGGAAGCACTAAGACTAAACGAAGATCCTGCTTACAAAGGAACTGTCAACGTCATTCCTACTTTTATAGATAAAGCAATGCCCCTAGGCTCAAAACCCATATTGTCTTGGCTAGATAGTGATCCTGAAGAACTACGTCCCGTTTTAGAATACATGTATTCACGAGGTTTTACTGTAGACGATTACCCGTGGCATTGGACTGATGAAGACGGGTTCCAAAACAGATTAATTGTGCCATTTTATTATCAAAGCAGATTAGTGGGTTATACCTCCAGGTCAATACGAGATAGCAAAGTAAAATACATTAGTGAACAGCAACCCGGCTATGTGTTTAATTTGGACCGTCAAGACTATGCTCGTAAATTTACCATAGTAACGGAAGGACCGCTGGATGCTATCTGTGTGGATGGTTGTGCTGTAATGAGCAACGAAGTGGGCCCACAACAAATAGCACTACTAAATCAACTACAGCGAGAAATAGTAGTTGTACCGGATAGAGATCAAGCAGGATTAAAAATGGTAGAGCAAGCAATCGACCTGGGCTGGAGCGTTAGTATGCCCGATTGGCCTGATGGCGTTAAAGATGTGAATGATGCGGTATGCAAACTGGGGAAGTTAACCACACTATGGATGGTTGTTAACGGAAAAGAAAGTAACAATCTTAAAATCAAATTACAAGCAAAGAAATGGTTTAAAGATGATTAATATTCCTAAACATGGAGGACCCGACGGTACTGGACTAAACGAAGAAACATTTACTAAACTTCTTGATATTATGAAAAATAATACACTAACAGATCACGAAAAACTTTGGAGTTTAAATTTGTGTTTTAGTGCTAGTACGCAAGTAGAATGGAACGAAAACTATAGACTTAGATTATTAGAGATATATAAAATATGACAACAAGACAAAACGCAGACTACGGATACGACATCCAGAAATTATATTTAGAAATGATGCTGGCAGATGCTGAAACATTTGTTCGCTGCCAAGGCATTTGGGATAGCACACTATTTGATAGAAAACTACAAGGTGTGGCGAAATTTCTAAAAGACTATGTGGATGACCATAACATTATTCCCACAGTGGACATTGTTAATGCCGCCACCCAACAAGAGTTCAAGATACCTGATGGTCTTCAAGAAGCACACTTTGATTGGCTGCTGGCCGATTTTGAAACCTTTATCAAACATAAAGGACTAGAGAAGGCTATTCTTGAAAGTGCCGACCTCTTGGAAAAAGGTGAGTATGGTCCAGTAGAAGAACTTATCAAGAAAGCAGTACAGATTGGCCTACAGAAAGACATGGGCACTGATTACTTTCTAGATCCCCGTGCTAGATTGATGCGTATTAAAGATAAGAACGGACAGATTAGCACAGGCTGGGAAGCAGTGGATAACAAGCTGTTTGGTGGATTTAATCGCGGAGAACTCAACATCTTTGCTGGCGGTAGTGGTGCAGGTAAAAGTTTGTTTCTTGCGAACCTTGGTGTAAATTACGCTCTTGCTGGTCTTAATGTAATTTATCTCACACTGGAACTCAGTGAAGAACTAGTCAGTATGCGTGTGGACAGTATGGTAACAGGAATCCCTACTAGGGAGATCTTTCGTCAAATAGACGATGTTGAAATGAAAGTTCGTGTTATTGGTAAAAAGAGTGGACACTTACAAGTCAAGTACATGCCTAGTGGTAAAACAGCCAATGATGTCCGTGCCTATCTAAAAGAATATGAAGTTAAAATGGGACATAAGTGTGATGTATTATTAGTTGACTACATGGACTTACTCATGCCCTTGAGCAAAAAGATCAGTGCTGAAAACTTATTTGTCAAAGACAAGTATGTGTCAGAAGAATTGCGTAATCTAGCAGTGGAAAAGAACTGTGTGTTTGTTACTGCGGCACAGTTGAATCGTGGTGCTGTGGAAGAAATTGAATTTGACCACAGTCACATTAGTGGTGGTTTAAGCAAGATTCAGACTGCGGATAACGTGTTCGGTATCTTTACATCGAGAGCTATGCGTGAGCGCGGCAAATATCAAATCCAGTTAATGAAGACACGTAGTAGCAGTGGTGTAGGTCAAAAAATTGATTTAGACTTTGATGTGGACACATTGCGTATTACCAACAGTGAAGAACAAAGCGAAGACTCGAGTCAGGCTACCACACGTAGCAGTCAGATTCTCACTGATATCAAACGTAACAGCACCGTGAGTGAATTCCAAAAAGGTCAGCCTAAAGAAGGATTTGATCCTTTTAATCCTGCTCCTAACGCAGGGCGTAGTGACCCTACTGAAGGCATGATTGTTAAACCCAGTGTTGCCAAGGTAGAAAGCACTAAGTTAAGACAACTACTGAATAACTTACCCCAAGATATTTAAGTTAGGAGTCATATACCACACCGTGAGAGCCCATCGCTCTCCTTGAGTTGGCGCACATGCTCTATGTTCGAGATCTGCAGGAAATATAATTGCTTCTCCTTGATCTAGATCGTACACACCATTTCTTGTTTCAAAAACCGCACCCGTAGCCTTTTGTAAAGTACAAGTCAAAGTGAGTGAACGTATACTCTTTCGATGATTTCCGTAATAGACGTCTGGATGCCAATCATAAAATTCACCCATACAATACAAACTGATTTGCGTGGGCTTTTGCATCCAAGTTAAATTATATTGCCCGCGCAACGGTATGGTTATATCCCATAGCATATCGTATTCATTATCTTCTAAGGCAATCCAATAGGTATGATTGTTTCTACGTTGCCTTAACGGATCTCCGCCCATGACCTGCCCTTGTTTTAACTCTAGTTGTCTAGCACGTAGAATTAAACTGTTACATTGCTGTTCAGTGAATAACTTAAATGGTTGTTCCAGTTGGATATTCATAGTTAACAGTGTCAGCATTTTCCCTAAGAGTCCTAGCACCGTTTTTATGATGGAATACTCGGGCCATTTCGGTTTTGGGACTTAGAGTAACAAAGCGAGTTATTTCGGTTTTGGCCAGTTGTATGTGTGACTGTGCTTGTCTAATAAGCTCTCGACCTGCACCTGGTCGATAACTCCAAATGGTATAGAATACAGCTACCTTGGGCAAGTCTGTATTGGCTAATTCTGTTACACTGCCAGGAACGTCATGTGTGTACCTTACACAAGTAACGGCAGCTGCCGCACCGTCTTTAATTAACACAAAGACTTCGGCTTGATCTTCGCAGACTCTGGCAGCAATGGGTATCTCAGGACGAACAGGGTCGTCTTTGATTAAGTCTAGTAAGGGATCGTTGAGTGTGGTGATGACGTGTAACATGATATCCTGGAAGTTATACACGTACTTATCTCTACCAGGGAAAAATCATGTTACATTTACGTTACAGTGATATAAGCTTCGGCAGGAATGTCCTTATCGTAGGTGCCCACGTGTCGATTTAAATCTCTTCTCTGGAAATTCCAAGGTACAGATTGATCATGATGCCCCACACAGAAAAAGGGTATTGGGCCTGTATAGATGTTGTTTCTAAGATAACCAGATTCAAACAGCATTGTTTCCACAGGATGGTGTTCAAAACAAATACAAAAACCAGTTTGCCAGCCCTGCTCTATTACATGGTGAGCTGCTTTTGAATAGAACTCGCCAGCTTTCATGCTTACATAACGTTTCTTTGTTTGGTCCACAACTTCAACCATGACCAGTAAAGGTGCTAGTATTTGACTATTTTTTCTAGTTAGGTAGCCTTCAAATTTAAACTGGTCAGTGTTGGGTAACTCGCTAAAGTTATAAATGTTTTCTATCAAGAGTTTATCTTGAATAAACACAGCACGGGCATCGTGGCCTAAAACGGTTTCAGCTATTTGACCAAGTTCCTGGACTAGCTGCTCGCCAACTGTTTCTTGAAGATTAAAACTTCTATGCGTATGCTTGAAAGTGGCCCAGTGATTTAGATTATACATTTACAATTACCTCCACGTAGTCTTGCGTTCTAGGTACCGAATTTAAAGGTGCTGGTATAGCACTAGGGCCGCTGCCCAGTACATCAATAATAACACCCAATAAATAGTCCACATGCTGTTGTCCTGCAGGTTCAATGGGCAAGTGTATTGACCAGCGAGGTGTATGCGCTTGGTATGAGTGAACAGGCGCGGTATGTGTCAACACACTGTCAACAATTAAGGTTCTTAAAAATCTGTAGGCTTCCACTTCTACACTTTGGCGAACTAAGGGTCTCCCTCCTTGATCAAAGTATTCACGTAGACAGCTTATAACATGATCGTTACTGAGATGATCTATATCTTGGGCCATGGCCTTTAAGACAAAGTTACAATCTCGATAGCATTTGGTACTATCATATTGATAACTGGAAAATACACCAACTTTACGAATACGTTGTAGTTCAATCCAAGCACTTAGTTCATAGGCAAGATAGTCAATATTGCCCCGTATTGTACGTGAAGTATTCGCACACTGTATAGCAGGCTCGTCGGGTAAATGATGTGATATCACATAGCTGATGTTTTGACGGTCTAACCATGCTGTTATATTGCCAGCAGCCAAGCCTGTATGAAATATCATACTGTCGTAAAGCATGGTACGGTTCTTGTCACCTATGCGTGTCCAAGTTAAGTAGTCTAAACTGGGCTCCAGACGTACTAGAATCTTGTTGGCAGTGGGAGTAGTATGGTCGGTATGATCTAAAATATTAACACGATAGCAAACCTCAGCTTGTCGAGCAGGTGTTAGGTGTATGATTTCTTTAAGTGTATTTTTAATTAATTGTCGATCCATGTGACGAGTCCTTTGCTGATATCTTATTTATTAAGAGTACACGGCTAGCATTTTATTTCCATAAAATGTTCAATCCAATTGGCCACTGTGTGTTCACTGTCGCCACGCCATTGACCGTAGGCATTTATTCGTTCCTGTGCTTTAGTCCA